GCCCTCCTTGGTTTATGCCCTACTCATACCACTACAATGGGATCAACTGCCCTGAGAAGCCCTGACACGCCCTTGTTTTTCAAGTATCATCACGTTATCCATGACCCACTCGCACCTTCCCTTGACTCGGCACGCTTTTTGCATCTTCTTGGTGGCTGTGCTTTGGTACTCAAACCCGTAGTCAGCGAATTTCGCAATCCAGTATTCGCGAGGCTGGACGTTGATGTGGAGTGGCGGCTTGCCGGTTGGTGCGGTTGTGATGAATATCCGTGGTGCCAGTTTGGCCATCATGCACACAAAATCGTCAGCACAACACTCAGGCAAATGTTCCGCGACCTCAATACTGCAAGCCAAGTCCCAATCCATGTCAATCAGCACAGGCAGAATTGAAGCTCGGCGGAGGTCGAAGCGGAGTGTTGGAACGTTATCCGGAATATGCGGAAACGCGCACCCACTGCCCTCAACGCCGAGCACCTTACACCTTGTGTCAGCAAAGTGGGAAAGCAGGTAACCAGCACCGCTCCCAATATCGATCACCTTGCGCGGGTTCCAACGCTCGCGCAACCACGACGCGAACACGCCGTAATGCCGGCGGTAGTTTTCACGTTGGGCATAAAACTGATCATCATAAAGGTCTTGACTTGGTGACACGATTACCTCCTGATATAATCCGGTATGTGTGACTTGCCACGCTCACGCATCTGCTCGCGAGCATACTTGGAATGGTTGCCGGCGGCCACACATACTAACACCGTGAACACGATCGCCAGCCCGATTGCGATAATCCAGTATTTACGTTTCTTCGTCATACTCCCGTTCCCCCTCCTCAAACGTTATGCCGTTGTCACCTTCGAACGGCTCGGTGTGCAAGTTGTCACCGTAGGCAATCTCGGCAGGAATGCCATCGGGGAACGCTTTGCACGTTGGGCGCTCGCCCATCTCTCCTTCGCCATCGGAGATCACGCCACGCAGGTGCTTACATTTTCTCGTGAAGCATTTCGGTTCAGCCAGCATTGTCCGCCTCCTTTTTATCCAACTCCTTCAGCCTAGCCTTGGCAAGCGCATCCACGGCTTCTTGGTACTCGGCTTCTTCCTTATCCAACCCGCCTGCGTCCTTGCGCATCCTTTCCATAACGTGTTCAGCCACACCGTAAGCGTCATCGATGTGCCGCGGTGCGTTCGGGTTAGCCACTGCGTCCGGCTGGAACACTTTGTCGAACCACTCATCAAACTTTGGCGGCATGGTGTTGGGAATGTAATTCCGCGACGTGTAAAACGTGAAGCACTCGCAGAAACATTCACTGGCATTCTTGCCGGCGTATTCCGTCACCTTTCCCTTGATGACTCGCTTCAGCGTTTTCCTATAAAGCTCGTAGAACTCCTCTTTGTATGACGCTTGCAAGCTTGACGCGCGCCACTTGTGCCAAACGTGGTGACCAAACTCGTGGCGGAAGATTGCTTTCGGGCCACCACTGCTCACGTAAGCACCGGGGCGGAACCCATCAGACTCTTCTGCCCAGTTGTAATTCGACATCTCAATGGTGCCCCAATTGTAACGACCGGCGGCGCCTAACCTTTTCGTGTGGCCGGTGTTGAGCACCTCGTCCTCAGCAAAGAAGCGAAGGCCGTCAAGTTTGACATCTGAATCCTTGTCAAAGAATGTCTGAAGCACAGGCAGTTCCGCCAAACGTTTGGACTCAACAGTCACGTCACGCACGGCGTGCATCTGGGCCGCCACCGCCGCCTCTTGTTTTGCTTCCGTCTTGTAATAACTCTCCCGCACATCCACGAGTTCGATGTTGCCGCCACCGATCGCCTTCTTCGTCTTTGCCCACAAGTCAGCACCTCTCACGCCCTTGATGCTGTCACCACTTGGGCGCGAGAAGAAGTGTCACAACGACTTGAGTGGCTGGTAAGGCTTGCCCTTCTTCTTGCGCTTTTTGCGCAACGACTTCTTGAACAGATCAGGGTAATCCTTCTTGGCCTTTTTCCACTCGGCGGTCACCGCGTCAAACTTCTCCTTGGTGCGTATGTGTTCCTTGGTGCCATGCTCCAACGTCTTCAACGCTTTGTTCAAACGCGCCCGGTCGTTCGCAAGGTCTTTTACCCACTCCGGAGAACCACTGGGCGCCGTCTCGAGGTTACCAAAGCCGGTGACCCTCACTGCGGTGGGTTTAGTTTTCGGGGCGCCCCCGCCACCCGCTCCCGTCTCGCTCCACCGCCCGCCTTGGTTGCGTCGCTGGCTGTCACTATAACCAGCAAGCATCAAAGTCGTCCCGTCCTTCTTCACCAGTGGCTTATGGTTTAGTGTGGCGACAATAGGCTTGTATGGTTTGTGCCGATACTTCTTGAACAAGCCATCCATATACTTTTCAACTTCGTCCGGCAGGCTGCCCTTTTTGTAATTCCGGTGGGTATAAGCCGAGAACGATTCAGCAAAGGCCTCCGCGAAGTTTGACGACGAATATCCTGACACACGTTCCGCCCATTCTTTGTCCGTCAGTGTTGGGTAAACACCGGTGTTCCAATCAAGTACCTGCTCGGTACTCAACGCTGAACGGTGAACATGGTGGCCAAGCTCGTGACGAAACATTCCAGCGATTGTTGGGTCAACGTTGAACTTGCCTTTCCCCACAAGAGACTCCGACGATGTTTCTGGGTGGTTCATCAATGACCACGCAGCCAGATGAATATCGTTTGTCTTGTCATCATAAGCGGCGACACAACCCGCCGTCGTGTGGCGAACTTGTTGCACATGGTCAAGGCGTATATCCCGCAACGGGTGCCGCGACAAAAGTTTGACCACCTCAGGGCGGCGTTCTGCCATATACATCATACTCGCGTTTATGACATTCCCAACGGTGCGGGCATCTGCATCGGGGGTGACCTCACCCAACTCATCAGGGCCGTAAGGGTCGAATTCTTCAAAGTGTCTTTCGTAAAGCCCAATCATGCCGCCCGCTCGCAGATACGGGACACCTGCGTGGTCTCTGTCCTCACCCGGGTAAGTCATTTTTGCTGGGTAGACATCTGTGATCGTTGGGAAGTAACCTGACAGCTTGGCCTTCTTTACAGCCGCCTCAGCTTTACGATCTACCTTCTTGCCCGTGCCCAAATCAAACGTGGTGACTTTAGGTTTGGCTCGGTTTATGCCGGGCGGGCGGCCAATGCGAGGACGCTTTACACCTTGGCGCGATGGGTCAGGCTTCGCACCACCACCGGCACCCGTCTCACTCCACCTACCACCTTGGTTGCGGCGTTGCGATGATTCATATCCAGCCAACGCAAGGGCGCGCTTGACGTGGACACGAAGCTTCGGCGGATCGCCAAACGCAAACTCGTCCTTCGTGAAGAACTCGTTGGGATCAACGCCGTAGGTTTTCGCAAGTTTGGCAAACTGCTTTTGACCCAAGTCGAGCACCTTCTGCAAACGCTCGGCCTCGTTGTTTCGCTCAAGCGTAATGTCGGCAGCCCCGTCCGTGAAGTCGATGTTGGTAAGTCGTCCACCCAACATGCCGAGCGTGAACTTGGGCGTGCTTGTATTCATCTCTATTGCACTCAGGCTGAGCTTGTGCTTCATCTCATTGCTCAGCCGTGGCGTTGTGGCAATGTTGTTCAACACCTTTTGCCTCGCCTCATGTATGGTGAGCTTTCCAGCACCAAGGTCTTCAAGAACGGCGACGTTCTCAGGCACATACTTGAACAGCCCGGGGAGCTTCTCCGCGTGGAACAGCGCAAGGTTGTCGGCAAGGCGGAAGGCACTACCCATCACGTCGCCTTCCCAATCCATATCCGTGTCACTGTGGTGAAGGATTGTGTTGCCTATGCGGTCAGCGGCTTCCTGCCCCAACATCTCTACCACATCAGCCTTGGCGTGTTTTTCATAATGCGCGTGGGACCACACTTCATGATCGTCATCGAGGAACACAGCGGAGGGTGGCGTCAAGTAGCCCGTGTCGTGGTAAACGGCTGTAATCTGAATCTCAAGTCGTTGCGCGGCAGTCAACGGCTTGCCCTGAATGTCCTCCACCAGCTCTTCGGTATATGCCGCGTCTGTCAGTATGTGACGCACACCGTGGTCACCAAGCGTCCGCGCAAGAGCCTCGTTCTCCTGCACCACAAGAGCGTCAACGAGATCGAGTACCACCTTTTGTTGCAAGTCAGGGTTCACCCCCAACTCGTTCATCGACTTTGTTACAAGGAAGGCGTGTCCCTGTATGCTTGCCGATGCGTCACCTGCAATCATGTCAGCAAGGGCACCCAGCCGTTCCTTGGCATTGTCAAACGGTAACCCCACAGTCGGTCGTTGGCCGAAGCGTTTTGTCCGCCAATCAATTTCGTTGCTTATCGTTCGCTCCGGGTCGGCTTGCCGCATCTTCTCCCCGCCGGGCAAAGCTGACCACTTCTCACGGCGTTGGTCCATGTCCATGGCTTCCCAGCCAAGGCGGTCAAACTGTTCCTCCATCACACTACCAGCATCAGTGACCGTTTCGCTGGGCGAATGAAAGAGGTCGCCTTGGGTGCGGGTGGCGGCATCACCACGATCGCTCCCACCTGCGGCGCCTTCGTCTGTCCACTGCCCACCTTTGGCACGGTCTTGGTTGGGATCAAAGCCAGCAAGTGCCAGCTTGTCAAATCCCTCAGCCCTGAAGCCTTTGGCGTCCGGCTTGAGCAACGGGTAGGCTTCTTCCATGTTGTCAATCACACCATACACTTCGCGTCGCAACACAGTCCGCACGGCATACTTGTGATCGAATGGAACGCCAAAGTATGAGGCGCCATCGGCCCATGTGGGATCAACAACGGTACCCGCATCGTCAACCGTCCACGCATGGGGCAAGGCGAGAGGTAGGTTGCCGGCAACAGCGTAGCCTTCGCAATATGTCAACCTGGGCGTGTCTGTGTCAACGCTTGTATCTTGTGCCAACTTGAAGGCGTTCATGTAACACATCTTCATGTCACCGCGTTCGTAGCCCTCAGGCATGTCACCACCCGGTGTGAATTCCATGCCGTGCTCTTGCACGAAGCCTTCCATGTTGACATATTTGTAGCCGTTGCGTGGCTTTGAGAAGCCACTCATCATCGTCGCCATCTGTTCAACATACTGCTTGGCGCCACTGTGGGGCTCAACCTCGTTGGTTCTCTTTTGTGGGCCGATGCTCGGCTCAACGCCAGCTTCGTAAAAAGCGTCTTCCATCAACTTACCAATCTTGTTGATGGCGTCTTGTGGCACACCCAATGACTGCAACTGTGGGTCAACGTATTCGTCACCCACCTTGATGAAACTGTGGGCGTGACCACCACTGAGCACATCGGCAACCATGTGCTTGACGGGCAACTTGTCGCCTTCGTAATCGAGGCCCAACTGGATGCCATCAAAAGCGTTGAGCAAGCCCTCTTCCTTGTCCGCATCCCATTCGAAGTATCGAACATAACCATCGGCGCCAAAGTGTTTCTTCATGCGTGTCACGTATTTGTTGCCATCAACACCGGAAACACCGTCTCGCCCATCATCGCCACTAGCCTGCTCCTTACTCCATTCCCGCATCGAATGGGCGGACACGCCTTTGTCAGCACCCCGTTTCTTGATGACGGGCTTGTCATCCCCCGCACCACCACCGGCGCCGGTTTCGCTCCACCGACCACCTTGGTTGCGCTTTTGATCATCCTCGTATCCGGCCACGGCTACCTCCGTCGTCGTTTGAGTTGTCTGCGGCGTTTGGTCAAGTCCTGCTCGTGCCGCGAGCGTATGGCGGCGAGCGACAGGTAGGCGGCTGCAACGGCAGGTCCCAGCCCCTTGTTGACATCAACCAGTTCCGACTCGTCCAGCCCTTCGATCGGCACAACATCCTCGCCGGCAATTTTGTTGCCATCGACAAACACATCCATGTCCTCGAGATCCTCGTGGGAACGCACAGGCACGCCCAACTGGTCTTTCAACATGTCCGTGTCCACTTCGCCAAACTCCTCGATGAAGCCTTGTGGCGACGTCAATATGCTTGTGTATATTTGTCGCAGGAAGTCGCGGGCCTCATCAATCAACGGCGCCGGCTTAAGGAACACACCGCCTTTATACTCCGGCCCGTAATTCATTCTCAGCAACGGGTCAATGACGTTCTCGTTCACCATGGTTGCGACGTGCCTGTCTGTCATTTCCATGTTGGTGAGGGCGAGGTCGGTATGCACACCGGCGTCAGCCTTGGTACCGTATTGACCCTCAAGCACGGAACGCTCGGGGAGCAACATGCCGCGCACCTTCAACTTGTCAAGGTATGCAAGGCGGGCAATGAAGCTCGGCTGCTTTGGCCCCGGGTCGCTCAACAGTATGACGTCCCAGCCGGCGTTGTCTGCTTCAAGCTGGTCAACAAACTTGGCAACGGTACGGGGTATGCTGATGCTTCCAGTCGACTCCATCGCTTGCAACAAGGCACGAGCGATCGTAGCGTTGTCCGTCATTTCATCGTTATACATACTCTGCCCGGGCGGGTAATAGATGACAAAGTGAGCGCCGGCAACCTTGCGGTCGTAACGCATCGCTCCAGCATCCACTTCGTCCCACTTATCCTGAAGTGTTCGGATGTTCTCAAGCAACGGGTACCCATACCAATAAGTCCCCTCCACACGGAAAGCGAAGTTGAGCGCACGCTCGCGTTCAATAAAAACCTCCTTGCCTTCCATGTTGAACTGGCGGAAGCCGTTGAACTCGCCATTGGCTTTGACGATCATAATCTCCGTCAGCTTTTGCAGGAGTGGCTTGATCTTGGTGATGACGATTTTGCCACTGCGGGAACCATACACTTCCTCAAACGGTGCCCAGCCCCAGTCGCATCCACCAAGTATGGCATTGGTGAGTATGAGCGTCCGGTAAGGCATAATCTGGTCGGTGATAAAGTCCACCATATCATCGTCGGCATCCTCGGTGCTTTGCATACCCCAGTCGCCTGACACTATGGGCGCGAGCAACAGTTGCCGCGCAAGGGCGACCGTCGGGTCTTTGCGAAGAGCCTCATACGTTTCGTCCGTTGCCAACTGCTTGCTCTTTGGCAGGTAGTCCATCGACAAAATGCTGTCAAGCTGAGGGCCGGTACCCTCACCAAAAGGCATGGGGCCTTCCGGTGGTTTCAGCTTCACGCGGTCGCGGCTGAGCGTGATGCGCTTTCGCGGCTTTAGTCGTCGCTTGAGCTTTATTCGTCGTGCCATCGGTTGCTCCTTCAGTTTCCAGTCGTCACAATAACTTCGCCACCGCCCAGCCCTATGTCCTCAAGGCTTACTCGTATCGGGAACAGCTTGTATATTACATAGCCCACCGCATCAGTTGAGTGACCAATGTCGCCACTGTCATCAGCCTCCCTTGTGCCCGGCTTATATGACCGGAAGCGCAAGTCTTGTATCAGCCGAGTGCAGTGTGGGTCAACGTGGAAGCGTCGTCTCTTCTCGGCGTTGCAGATCAAGGCGTTGGTGGCGGCAAACCTGTCAGCCGTGTGTGGGTTTGCCCGCAGGTAATGTATGGTCCGGCCCAACGTGATGAAATTCACGTCGTTGGCTATTTGTGAGTAGTCCGTTGAGACGGCGCTCGTGTCCCTCCGCCTGCCCGTTGCATCGCCGTAGAACTCAAACCCCGCCCGATGGTGCTGGTACCTTTCATACAACGTGTCAAGTGTGTGTTGGGTGTTTGTGTTACGAAGGAACAATTCGTCAAAGACTTCAATCCTGTCGTCATACCGGTGAGCAAGCACCCAGCACATCGGGTCAACGTTGAAGTCACTGCCGACAATAATAGGCAGTTCAGCATGGTACGAGCAGGGGCGAACGTTATACTCCTCGTTGAAGGCATGGAAGATCGCCCCACTGGCTGAAGTAAACTTGGCACGGAACTGCTCGTCGTAGTCACGCTCGTCCATATTCTCGCGCGCCCACTGGATGGCTTCGGTGGGCAGTATGTCCTCGCTTGACCACGTAAAGGCTTCCGTGTTGGGCAACTCCCCACGGACTGCCTTCTCATAGAACATGCGGTACTCGGCGGCGCCAACGCCAAAGCGTTTGGGCACCCCTATGCGACAACACCAACCGTTCCGCCATGACAAGGCGGGCAATATGTTCAGGTCGAACACCTTTGGCTTCAAGTCACTGCTTTCGTCCAACACACAACCGTCCCACTGCAACCCCTCCACACGTTGCGGCTTGTCCAAACCTACGACGTGAAGCTCACTACCGAACACTGTCTTGATGATGCAACTGGACACGCTTATGTCTTCGATCCACCCATCGGGTATGAGGGCGAGCAGATTGTTCCATGCCACTCGCTTGGCTTGTGGCAGTGTTGGCGCGCCGTAGAAGTATTTCGGGTCCGGCCAAGGCTTGCGAAGTGGTAAGTACCGGACAAGGCGACGACGCGCCAACTCTGTCTTTCCGCTTCCGCGTCCTGCCGGGTTCACGATGAAGCGGGCTCCTGAGGTCCACAACGCGGCTTGAACGGGATGGTAATTCAGTTTCGTCCATGCCGGGGTCAGGAAGGAATCGATGTTGGCTTGTGTGGGCGCAAGTGGGGTCATGGCTTGGCCCCCTGCTTGGCTTTCAATCGGACGCGGTGGACAACATGGGCGCCCATCGTAACACTGTCCATCAACACGGCAATTTCATCAGGCGTTGCGGTTGTGTGACCGATCACGCCTTGTATGTCAAACGACTTCTCCTTCGGCAACAGGGGCATGACAAAACGTTCGAAGAAGTCAATGGGGTCTTTGGTGAACAACGTTTGGAATTTCTTCCGGAGGGCTTTGCGGTTGTGCTTTTGTGACAAGACGGTGTCAAGAACACCAAGGGCACGAGCACGCCCGTTGCCTGAACCCTTCGGCCTACCTGGTCCACCTGGGTTTCCTTTTGTGAACGCCAACGTTGGTTCTCCGGCAGTGTGTGTGCGCGCAGGCTACGCAAGGAGTAATACACTGGGGCGGGCGTGTGTGCAAGTGTTATCCGTGTTTATTTATCACAACAACTGGCGGGCTTGAACAGGCGTCAGATGAGTGTTTCTTAGTGTCGCCTATTGGCAATAGTGACATATACAATCGCGCCACGACGCTTGGCCGCAGCCGCTTCCGCTTCACTTATTTCTACACTTACATCAATCAAAGAGCGTGCTCGCTTCGGCATATCTGGTGGGTCTATACTGTACCCATTGGCTTTTTTCGTTACACCACCAAGCAAGCGTATGGCAACCATTGTCGCCTTGTCTACATCGGTGGGATTGTCTCCGGAGTAGTCATGCCATAGGTCTGGGCTGTAACCGTTTTCACTTCTCCGCCTTGTAAGCGTACCCTCCTCCAACGCCACCATCCGGTGGGTAACTTGTTGCAGGCGTGTAAGCATCTTCTTGCTTCGGTCTTTGAGGCGGTCATACTTCCGCTTCAGTTTTCTGAACTTGTCTCGTTGTCCCATCGGTCACTTCCCTTCTTGGCCTCGTCACTCTGCATCACCCACGACAATGATATACGCGCGCTTGTCACTTGCAACCCAATTCTCGGCTTCCTTGTCGGTTACGTAAGCCGATGCAACCAAGACTTCAGGTCCTTGGTTGCCTTCCAATACGCCATCATGCACCTTGTGAACCTCAGCACCGAGCAATCGTATGGCAGTCAGCAATGCCACATCTGCATCGGGTATCTCTTTACGCTCATGGTATGCCTTGGCAATCATCTTCTTGCGCCGCACCTTAGCACCAGCTCGCTTCCGCTTTACCCGACCTTGATGGCTAATATCCTCACATCCTCCCAACATCACTTGACCTTTCACGTATTGCAAGCAACGCTTTGGCGACGTCTGTATTGGTGACTTCCTCTCCATCAATGAGCGATGTACCCGGTGGGTAATATATGAGCGGCTTGCCATCCTTCTCGCCGTGTTGCCACCCTTCAACCTCCTCAACACTATGCAACAACCTATTCTCCTCAGGCGTGACTAAGCCATGCTCGGCACTATACTTTGTCATTGCCTGATCCATCGGGCTCTTCACCGGCACGGCTAGAACACGCTGACCCTTCTTCGGAGTTGCAAACGCCCACAAGCCACTAAGCCGGCAGTCCTTTGCCTTCAGCTCAACGGTGCAGTTTACATTCCTTGCCATGTTCCGTCCGACCTCACTGTCCGCCCAAGCCTTGTGAAGCGTATCCACATCGGTCACCTCCATCTCAAGTTCAACATGTGCTCCGTTCTTCATTATGTCGCTCAAGGTGGCGTGTTCAGGGTTAGGCCGTCCGGCGAGCGCCACTTGGTAAGCGTAGTCAACAGGTGGCCACTGCAACGGGTGCCCTGCTTCCTTCATACAGAACGTCACGTTCACACCGTGGGCCTCGGGGCATCGGAGGATGACTGGCTTGGCGATTCTTTCCAACATACGCCACCCACTGATGGCGCCTTCCAACATCTTCCGCGCGCCTTGTTGCCAGTATAGGCAACACCTTGCCTGTCGGTCAGACCATTCCGGGTGCTTTTCCTTCATACGAGCAATATGAGCACCGATGTCAAACTTGTTCCATATCAACCACATCGGCGCAGACGTATCCATCATCTCGGTGACGAACTTGGCATGTGGTGGGCAACCTTCCTTGTTGTCGTAGTTTGGGCAACCCTTAGGGTGCCCCGGATACTTCATCATACACAACCCGTTGATGGCGGCAAGTGACACGTTCTTTAGTCCGGTCTTCCTCAGGTCCGTGACCTCAGCGGTGCCCATGTCGCCCGGCAGTATCATGTTGATGCCGAGTATCTCTTTGTGTGGCATCGGTCGCCTCTTACGAAATAGTTTCACGCCGAACGAACTTGGGCTTGGCTTTTGAGTCCTTGTCCGATACTATAATGAACAGGCACGTCGCTTTGTCAGGTATGACAATGTCCGGCCCTTCCTCGGCAAACTCATCAACCAAGTTGAGAAGAAGCTCATAACTGATCGTCCGCTCCGATAACAAAAACGACCCACGTCGGCGCCGCAACTCCTTGAACGTTACCTCATGTATTTCAACCTTGTCGCCCAACAGGCGTGCCGCAACTTGTGCCGCATCAAGTCTATCCTTTTCCACGGTAGGCCTCCAACACGTAATCAAAGACCGGGCCGTTACAGTCACGCCCGTACCACCAACCGATACACTTACCCGGCTTCGCGACAATGGGCTTCAAGGCGTTGAGCAGTGTGCAACACGTAAAGCCCTCACCGCGCATGTTCCGCGTGAAGGCATCGGTGACAGCCTTAGCCAACGACATGATCGCCCCCCTCCTCTTCTGTAAAGACAAGGAACGCCTTGCCAATCAAAAGCTCATTCGTCTCAGGGTTGTAAGCCACACCAACCGGTCCTTCCATCTGGACGAGCATTTCATACATCGGCACGGGTGCTGGCGTGTTACCTGCTTTCCAATCATACGGTTGCTTGTCCTTACGTCTACGCATCTCCTTGATGGTAACTTCACACACCTAAGCTTTGGTACCGAACACGCGCATCGCAACACGCATGGCGTCCACTTTTTCCTGATCAGCTCCATCGGTCACGTTACACCCCCAAACGGTTCGGTCATGAAGCACAGCATCACGGGGCCGGTGGCGCCCATCGGCCTCAGTCGTTCTATCAGGTCAGAATCGATCGGTCCGCTCAACTGCAACGTCACCGAAAAGCTCATGGGGCCGGGTACCTGTTTCACCTGCCCACCCGTCGACGAACTGGAATACGATTGCATGTTCATATTCTCACGCAACTCCTCAACGGTCGCGTCCACCATGAACGCCTTCACACCAAGCAGGCGCATTGCCACCCTCAACGCGTCGTTCTTTTTCTGATCGTTCATCGGTCACCACCCCCGCTTCTTGTTTCGTTTGCGCCTACACTCCCAACAAATGCCTTTATGGTACATCCGCTGGTCTTTCACAAGCCATTCCTTTTTACACACCGAACACAGCACATGACTATCAGCACCCGCAAAGGCGAGCAAGCTGATCCGTCTAGCCTTTGGTTTCTTCGCCAGCATTATCCTCTTCATCAGGCGCTCCGAAGTAATGCACGTCAAAGTCTTCAAGTCCGAACGTTACGGTTTCATAGTCAAGCTCAAGGCGTTTGATGTGTCGTGTGCGCTTGACCGATGCTTTGTTGATGTATGGTTGCGACAGGCGTTGGTATGTTTCCTTCACCTTGGTTGCTGAGTGGTAACCACCCCATCGGCCATAGTCAAGCAGTGGTATCTCGTCCAACAAAACACGCACGTCATCAAAGCCGATCACGTAGACGCATTCTATACGCTCAGCCAACGCCATGAAAAGCTCGCCCCTGTTCTTTGCGACCTTCTTGAGGGGTAGGTTAGGTGAGCGTCCATTGTATGACCACAACACATACACAACGGACTCGCCTTTGGCACATGCCTTGGAATAGAAGCTCACCTGTTCCGAATCCAATAGGAAGGAACGTTTGCCCGATGCTTTGCTTTCCAACAACACACCCGCCTTGGTGATGCAGTCGGGGCAGATGTCAACGGTGCTGTTCACGCTGATCAGGTCAGCTTCAAACAACACTGCCGAACACATCTCAAAAAAGAGGCCCACTTGTGATGATATTGACTTGGCTGATATGCCTTTGTGGCTGATGGGTGTGCGGAGGGTGGTGGGGAACAGGAAGCCCTCCTTGCTGACCACCTTTCGGTTGATGCGGACGTGCTTAGCCACTGGTCACCCCTCAGTCTTTTTTCAACACAAGCACCGGTTCGGCTTTCCTCTTCTCAAGGTTGGCCCCAAAGCCCCCAAGCACATAACCCAACCGGTCTTCCGAGACGAAACCAACATCGTTGGCAATATCCTCCGCGTCAGCAACCAGCGGCAACAAGCCTTGCTTCTTATGTTTGATGTCGCCTATGTTGAGCAGGAAGTACCGGTTGGGCTTGAGCACATCAAAGACCGACTCGATCATCGGTCGCAAAAAGCCATCACGCCATGCCGGGTATTGAGGGTATCGGGTTCGCGACTGTGTCTTGGCATCGCCGTCGTATATCTCAAGGTCAAAGTATGGCGGGCTGGTGAACGCAAGGTCAAACGTGTCACGCTTGCCCAAGTGTTCGCGGTTTCTCTTCCGCTTGATGCAATCCTCAAAAGCATTCTGCCACAACTCGACTTGGTGGCCCATGCCGAAGAACTCTGCCATCTTACGGTTGGCCGCACACTGCTTCGGGGCGGGGTCAACACCCACATACTTCATACCCGGATGCTTCAAAGCAGTTGCAAGGAACCCGACGAGCCGTCCACCATACCCGGTGCAAGGGTCAAGGATGACAGCATCGTCACGGATGTCAGGTGGCAGGTATGTTTCATATATCATCTTGGCGGCGGCTGGTCTGAAGTTTGAACACACTTGGGTGCCGGATACTAATCGGAGCATCCGAAGCACAAGCACGTCAAAGTCAGTCTTCCCCACCGCCTTCTCATGCACAAGCACGAGACGAATTGCCCGCTTCAACCGTTTGTCCATGTTGAAAGATGCGACAGGGCTGGTCATGGCGGCAGTGTGTGATTCGTATATGTGCGAATGAAAGTGGTTGGCTATACGTAAGCCAGTCGCAGGCATCGGCAAGTTCACAATCGAACCGAACACAGATTGCTTCGGTGCCAAGTCGCAAGTCATGTCGCGAAGCTTGTGCAAGTCATGCCACAAATCCATCGGTGACATTTGTGGGTAAGGAAAACCCTTCTTGCGGTAATACTTGAACGCGACGTCAACAAGCCGCTTCTGGTCTTCGGTTCCGGGGAACCAGATCTTCCGTCGTTTCATGACACGCCCTTTCGTTGTTATGCCTACACTCTATCAATACCACGGGGCAGGTGTCAAGGCGTGACAAACTGAGAACCTTTTGAGGTTTTTACGACGTGGGCTTCTCCATCGAACCCACCATACGACAAGGAGCGGTGGTCAACAAGCCAAACCTGTCGACTATCCGATCGGCTACGCAACCACTCAAGCACATCTTCAACGCCTTTGCCGGACAAGTGAGCAGTCGGCTCGTCCCACACTTCAAGTCCAACCGTTCCGCCCTTCCTGCCCCGCACAAGCTCAGCCAAACCGATGGCGCCAGCAAGACGCAGTCGTTGAGTTTCACCACCTGACCAGACCTCCCACGGAACCTCGCCGTCAACGTGTGGTGAGATTATGAACACAGAGAAGCCACGCGACACACTTCCGCTCTTTGTCTCACGCTCAACAGCAAAGCGCACAGACCACCCGTCAAGCCCTAAGTCAACAAGGCTTCGGTTCACCTCAACAGCCAGCTCAACCAATGCCTGATCGACAAGCCACAACCGCAACTCTTTGAAGCCACTCACCCAGTAATCAACGCGCATGTGCTCAACAGTTGCGTTCGCAAGGCCGACCGTCGTCTTCTCCAACCTTGCATCGGCATCCTTGATGTGTTGCTTTGCTTTACGCACCGTTTCCTTGTGTGGGTTCTTCTGTGGCCGATGTGCTTCGGCTGTCCAGTCCTTGATCTCATCCTCAAGGTCATTGAACGCCCTGTTCGCTGGGCTACACAATCGGGCAGCCTTGACCACCACCTCATCCGCCGCCCTCATATCATGTCGGGCAGCCCTGACTTTTTTGGTAAGCTCGTGACCAGCCTTCTGAACCTCCTTGGCGTGCATCTGCGCACCCGATACAGCATACTGCTCACGCTTCATCAATCGGGTCACACTGGACTTCTTCAAACCGCCTTCACACTCAGGGCACACACCATCGTCACAATACTCCCTCACCTTTTTCTTGTGCTTGATGACGCGGTCAACATCACGTTCGGCTGCCAACGCCCGCTCAGTCATGGTGTATTGCTCGTTGTTCAAATCCTGAAGCTTCCGGTTTATGACCTCGAACACCTTCTTTGCTTTTACTTCGGCACGATCGCATCGGTCACAAACTTTGTCAGCCTTGTCAAGTTTACCCTGCAACAACTTCAACGTCCGCTTGGCCTCGTCCCGCGCTTTGCTTTCATCGGCATCAAACTTATCACGCAGACTCTCAGCGTCTTCCAACATACGCTCAGCGGCACGCACGGTACCACCATCGCGTTGCAGTTGCTCACCCAAACGCTCAACGGTGGTCTTGATTTTCTTGGCGGACTTCTTTGCGTTGTCGCTCGCCGCCAGCCAGACCTCAAGCCCCAGTATATCGGAGAAGAGGTTCAACTTCGCGGCGGGCGACAAGTCAAAGAAGAAATCATTGAACTGGCCCATGAGAACCGTGTGCAAGAAACAAGCGTAATTCAAGCCGATAAGCGCATCAACCTCATCTTGTGTTACCACCCGATCATCGAGTGTCAACTGGTTAGGTGACTGCACCCGTGTCAGCGTGTATGCCACGTTATCTTTGGTGAAGTGGAGCGAGACAAGGGCACCCTTTTTCCCCCACGCCACGACGTTGCCAGCCTTTACGCCTCTCGCTGATTTTCCATACAAACACCAGCACAGTCCGTCCCACACAGTCGACTTGCCTGCGCCGTTTCCTTCAAGCGCAACGTCCACCTGATTGGTACCGCGCATGAAGTAGAACCCGTCATCGGATGGGAAATGGAACACCTGCTTCCCCACGAATGACTTGAAGTGTTTGAGTGTGAGCTTTACTAATTTCATGCCAATAGGTCCAGTCCGGTTTGAGTTGTTTTGTCATCGGTGCCTGTGTGCTCACAGAAGTCAGCAAGCACAGCATCGGGCGCCTTGTATAACACCTTGCTCGATGTTCCAGCAAGGCGGACACGCTTGCCGCGCATCGCAAGCTTCACAGAGTGGAGCACCAATTTGTAGACGTGGCAATACTCAATGACGCCCAGCCGAAGTTCTGGGTAATCATCAAGCTCCAATCGGCTCAACGACAACGTCACCTTGACAATGTCGCCTTTGTGCATACGGTAGTCAGCGAGATCATCGGGGTGTGTAATGACAGCCGATACTTTTCGCGGGTACGGTGGCGTGACCGACTTTACCCTACCACTATGGTAAGCAGGTGACTTGCCCGTCAGTTTGAGCACACGAGGAATAAACTCATGGCCGAAGTTGATCGGGTAGGGGGCACCGACATAGGTAACCGGCCCCAGCTTTTGGGGCACATGGATGTCACCACTGAACACGGCAGCGTCACAACCATCAAACACAGTAACCGGCACTCCCTTCATTGTCCTTCCGTTGTCCGCCTTCGCGCCCGTAAAAGTCTGGTGAGCGAACACCAGCTCGAGGTCGTCATGCTCAAGGTCAACGCCTTCCCAGTCCGTTTGCCAATCCCTCGTGTGTGGGAGGAATTGCACACGGCGCCCACCAACACACCACACTTCTGGCTTGCTGATGTATCGGATGCCCTTCAAACAATCAGCATACCCAAAGAATGGGCAGTCGGGGTCAATATAATCATGGTTGCCTTTCAAGACAAACACGTCCATCAGTTGCGCCATCCGATTTAGCCATCCAACGGTGCCGTTGGATTGTCCAACGATGGCGTTGGACAGTTTCGCGCTGTGATTATCTTTCGCTTCCGTCAGGTCACCAAGCACCACAAGAACATCAGCCTTGGCAGCCACGCCCTCGAGCCAGCCAAGAAACTTCCATCGGTAAGAGTCCTCTGGCTTTGAAGTCAGGTGCAAATCGCCCACAACCAAGATACTCATGGCACCCTCCGATCGGACAAACGCACCCGCATCTTGCTGACGTCAAACGTCAACAATGGTGGCACGTTGAGGGCATCCTCATAACTGCAAACATACAGACCAACACGGGGAACGATCGCGAGCAGTTTGAGTTGGTTGAGCGCAACCAGACCGTTTTCATTCAAGCACATAATCGTCCGCTTGTTGTTCTGTTTTGCAATGAGCATCGGGAGCTTGCCGTAACGCACCGCCTCGTTTCTGACCTCAAGCCAGAACTTCATAAGCTGACCAGCATTGTCAAACACAAGCGTATCAAGCCGAAGGTTCTTGTAAAACTTACACTCGACAATGAACCTATCGGTCAGAGCGGCACCAGCGGCGCTCACAGTTGAGACGTCGCCAGCCTGCGCGCTGAGTTTGACTCCCTTGCGCGCCGCCAGTGTTGCCCGCCCTCCCGACATGGCTGACCTCCAGAACAAGTCCTGACGGTTGCCGTTGCTTACCCAACGGGACAAGTCTTTGCACACGGAACGCTCAAACGATGCGCCCTTCTGTTTACTCCGGCTTCCGCCCATACTTGCTCCTCATTGGCATAAAGTCCTTTTCAATATCGTCCCACAACTTGCGGACATACCGTGCAACACGTTCACGCTCTGCGTCATACTCCGCATCGGTCATCTTGAGCAGTTTGTTGTGGTACTTGGACACGGTGGTGCCTATGGCGTCATCAAGGTCACCCACCTCAGCCAACCAATCAAGGCTTGCACCTATGTCATCCACACCAAAGCCGAACAGTATCGGGAACTCACACTCACGAAACGGCAGTCCAATCTTATTCTTGTCACAGTTGGCCTTGATGAGCACGCCGATCGGTCGCTTGTTGCCCTGCTTTGTTTTCTGAATCTTCTTCAACTGCTTCAACCACAACACTTGCGACGCATAGAAGTCCAAGGCACGCCCACCCGATCGGGTCGTCTTGCGTCCCCACGTCGCGCCTATCTTGTCACGCACCTGTGAGATTATCAGCACAGTGATATTCTTCTCAGTCAGGCGTTGGTTGAGCTGGCGGAACAGCTTTGACATGTCGCGGGCTTTTTTGGTACCATACGTAGCCTTGTCAAACTCACCCTCAAGCTCTTCCTTATCGGTCAACGCATCAAGAGAATCGAGAATGTAAAGGCCATCCTGCCCCTTCACTTTGTCAATAAAATCCGTCATGTCATTGAACACATCGCTCACGGTATAACATGGTTTCTCAGGGAACTCAACACGCTCCAACGGTAAGCCCAACCGCGCGGCATAGGCGGTATCAAACGCCGCTTCCACCTCACGGTATCGGATGTGACCTTTGGGGAACACATGAGCAAAGTTTGCACACGCTTCAATAGCCAACAAGGTCTTGCCTGTGCTCTTGTCACCCACCACGTTCACGATGCGACCGATGGCATAACCACCACCAAGCACACAGTCAAGCAACGCGGCGCCTGACGTCCACAACTGCACCGAACGGGAGGGGCTGTAATATGCCCCTCCCGTCTCCAACTGCACTCGCTTTTTCTTCTTGGCCATCGGTGGCCCTCACTTGTTTGAACGTAACGGCCTAATCCTCGTCGTCGTCCTTACGTGATCGCCGGCGACGCGGTGGTGGTGCATCATCACCATCGGGGTCGTCGTCATCGTCCTTCTTGTTGAGAGCGGCCCGGCTGGAACGTCGCCTTGGCGGCTTGTCCTCGTCAGAATCGGTCAAGTCGTCGAGTTCTGCCTCGGCTTCCTTGTCCTTGCGCTCACTACGGGAACGGCGTCTCGGCGGCTTGTCCTCGTCGGTGTCCGGATCCTCATCATCGTCTTTGGCGGCGCCGCCTGCGAACACGTTGTTGAGGTAATCGTAGTCGAACAAGTTCAAGCATTCCGGCACAGGCTGTTCCGTGATGTGGGCAAGCCATTCTTCCTGCTCGTCCTCATCTTCGGACAGGTGACTGGACTTGCGCGCGATCTTCAAGCCAAGGTATTTCGTCTTCACGCCGGTGCCTTCCTTCGTAAAGGATATATCATATCCTTCCTCAGGGTCGTCGATGGCGAGCATCTCCTTGGTTTCAGGGTCATCCGCCAAGGCCGCAACATCGCGGTCTTGTGTCCACGGCATTGAGTAAACCTGAGGGCCATCCTCCTGCGCGTCTCTGTCAATCACCCACAGTATGACACGCTTCTTGGGTGCAATCTTACTCGCCGCATCACCCTCACCTGCCTTCTCAAGGCGGGTGCGCTCCTCGCAGATGGGGCAGGCCTCGTCCCGCATCTTTGCCAAGCAGAGGTATGATTGCTGGTCGGCGCCGATACTATAATGGATATAAATGTCATACCCATAATGCTCAGCATCCTCCCACGTCGCAGGCATCGGCCTCAGCCGCGACACACCTTCCTTGACTTTGAGCACAGGCACCGAATCCTTGAAAATGGAATCGAACGCCCCGCCCTTCTGGGTAGCCCGTTTGCGGTTCTGATCCCGCGAACGTGGCTGGTAAACAAACTTCTTCTTCTTAGCCATCCTCATCCTCCTTGCCCTTC